GACCCCGACGCTGTCGCTTGCAGGCCGCGCAGAAGCTGGTAGCTGTAGCCAGCGGCGCTGCCGTTGAACTGGATGCCCGCGACGTCGAGCCCGCCTGCCGCACCGCTTCGCAGCAGGCAGTAGAGCCGCAGCGCCGCATAGGTCGCCGGGATGCTCGAAACGTCGATCGTCGCCGCAGCGGCGGCGAGCGCTACGTCGGCGATTTTGACGAGCCCGGCGCCCGCAGTCGCAGGAATCTGAGCGGCCGGGACCTTGCCGGTCGCATCGAGGGTGGCAACGCCGTTCGGCTGCCCGGCGAACGGCAGGTCGCCGACGGCGATCGCCGACCACAGCATCGCGCCGGACGCGCCGCTCTTGAGCCACTGCCCGGCCGTGCCCGGCACGGGCGGCAGCGCGTTGTCGACGTCGGTCGCCAGCTCGTTCATGTCGGTCGGGACGTCGGCGGGGTCGCCCGGTTCCGGATAGCGAAGCGCATGCTTGGTCGTGGTGCCCATGGGGTCCTCCTAACCCGCCTTGAGCTGGGCGTAGGTCGGTTGCAGCGGCATGAGTCGAGCGAACGCAGTGCCAGGCCAGGCGCCCGCCGCTTTCGGCCCGTAGAACCGGAGCGACGTGCGATCGAGATAGACGGCGCCGTTGTCGCCGACCGTCCCGGACGGCGGGCCCGTGCCCGACACGAACGTGACCGGCGGGGGCGTGCCGCCCCCACCGCTGACGCCGCCGACGGCACCCAGCGCCAGGATCAGCGAGTCGGCCGCGATGCAGTAGACCGGCTCGCCGACCGTCGGCACATAGGAGCTGATACGCGGGATCGTCGTCTGCGTCCCGGCCTGGTCGATACGGACGGTGTCGGCGTCAGGGACCGACGCCACCTTGGCGATCAGGGCTCGCACCCCGGTGGCCGATAGCTGCTCGCGCAGCACATAGGACAGCGTGCGTGTGAACGGGACGGTCATGCGGCCGAATCCACGTGGCTCGTCGCTATGACTTCGAGCGCCCCGTCGACGCCGAGCCCCAGCCGGACGGCGTTGACGAGCTGCTGTTCGGTGCGCCCGTCCGGCCACACGATTTCGATCAGGTCGCCGGGCTCAAGCGCGGGGTTCGGCAGCCCTTGCAGCTCGAACGTCTGCGCGAGCCCTAGCCGCAGGTTCAGCAGCGACCGGGCTGTGCCGTCGGCCTGCGCCTGCGACGACACGGCCGTCGACGACGAGATGAGCGGCACGTGTCCGAACGGCCCGCCCCAGCGTTGCGGCGCCGTCGGGTCGTCGTAGGTGGCGAGCGCGTAGAGGGGTGGCTGGTCGTAGTTCGTCTGGCCGCGCACGCTGACCCCGTTGCGGACGCTGCTGCGGTCGATCGTCTCGACGACCTGGATGAGGCTGCCGGTGGCGCCCGCGTCGAACTGCCATGCGACCGTCGTCGGCGCCGTGCGCGGGCGGATGACGAAGTCACCGAGATGGTCGAACATCGCCTCGGCGCCGACGCTGGCGGCGAGGTCGGCGACGGCAGCGGCCCGGTCCTCCTCATAGACGACGCCCGCGAGCAGCGGCTCGCTCGCCGGGGTCGTGAGGACGTGGTAGGCGATGCTGCTGCCGAACACCTGCTGCACGGCGGTGACGCACGCGTCGGACGGGTGGACGCCGCTGGGCGCGTACGGGGTGACGAACCGTTCGTCGATGATCTGCGCCATGCGGTCGTTGAGCGTCAGGCTGCAGGTCCGTGCCTGCTCGTCCCACACCGTCGAGTCGACGCGGAACCGTCCAAGCTGGACGCGCTCGACGGACCCGTCGGCGTAGCTGATCCCGCGCTCGATCGTGCAGTAGCCGCCGTAGGCCAGCGTGCGAACGAGGTCACGCACCTGCTGGTCGGGCAGCGTGAACGCAATCTCAAGCGACGCCTGCCGACGGATCTGCGCGTCACGGTCGATGGTCACGTCGCCGGACAGGACGCGCACCTCGACGGGCGTCGTCAGCGCGGTGGGCGCGAACACGAACGCGGCGATGCTGACCGCGTGCGACTCGCGCAGCGCCGTCAGGAAGCGGTTGGTCACGGTCAGCACCTAGACGTCATCCGGCAGCCAGGGGATGACGGGGCTCGCGTCGATGCCGGTGAACGTGTAGAGCAGCGCGTCATAGGTGCCGACCGCTGCGAGCAGCGCCGCATAGGTGGCGAACGTCGCCTTGACGTTGGCGTAGGTGTTCGGCGGCGTCGGCACGAAGATGGCCGGGTCAGGCCGCTCGACTTGGATGACCGACACCTTGAACCGACGCGCGGGCGCGTCGCCGGGGCGCAGGAACCGTTCCTCGACGAAGTCGGTGACGCCCAGGTACATGTTGCCGATGCCCTGGTCGGGCGACGTGCGCAGCAGGAACGGGTAGCCGCTGCCCAGCAGGTTCCTGACCTGGTCGCGCTCGCTCAGCGTGTCGGTCAGGACGTTCAGCTCGCTCGACGGTGTCCAGGCGGGCAACGACGTGAGGACGGGCGCCCGCCGGTTGAGGATGCGATGGACGCCGACGGCCGAGGCGAAGTCGAGTTCGTCCATGCTTTCGATCGTCAGCGGCAGCGAGTTGGTCGGCCGGGCGAGGTCGACGAGCCAGGCCGGGCACTCCCCCCACGCGGCCGTGAACGTGGCCGTCGCGGTGCCGACGACGGTGGCGCCGTCGTACACGGTCACGGTGTAGGTCACCGCAATGTCGAGCGGCACTTCCCAGTCGCGCACGATTTCGGTCGGGATGCTGACCGGCGCGTTGACGGCGCCGCGCACACCCGCCTTGTTGCCGGACGGCGCCGTCCGCGTAACGGTGAACGTGTCGGCGCCTGCGGGGACGCCGGTCACTTCGATGCGGGCTGCCGCTTTCGCAGCTTCCGGGGTGACGGCCAGCGCGACGGCCACTAGCTCAGCCCCGCGAGCAGGGTTTGCGCGACACGGTTCTGCTCGCCGCGTACCTCGGTGCGGACGAGCCCGCGCAGCTCGGTGTCGCCGATGAAAACGCGCACGTCGACGGGCGCCTGGTTGACGAGGTTGGCGACCTGGCTGACGCCTGCGCCGTCGGCGAACTGCGCCAGCCGGTTGAGCGGCAGCACGACCTCCGGACCGGCCTCGCCGATCAGCGCCAGTGTCGGCCGCGTGACGACGCCGCCCATCGCCAGCCCGGGAATCTTCGAGATGAGCCCGCCACCCGGGATCGACGGCAGGCTGATATGCGACGGGATGGCGTGGATCGCGTCGATGAGGCTGCGCACGGCGCTCGCGGCAGCGCCCATCGCCCCGGCGATCGAGTTGGCGATGCCGCTGAGCCCGCTCAAGGCGGCTCGCGCCGCGCTCGCGGCCGACTGCAGCGGGCCGCTCAGGACGCTGGCCGCGGCGCTCGCGGCCGACCGCAGCGCGTTCAGCACCCCGGCGACCGGCGCCGCCGCACTCTGCAGCGCCGACACCGCCGACCGGGCAGCCGAGAACGCCGAGGTCAGCGTGCGCACGACGGCCGAGGCTGCGTTCGCTGCCGCCGAGACGACTGACCTGATCGCGTTCCATCCGGCGGTGACGGTGGCTTGCAGCGCCTGCTGCGCCGTCTGCACGGCGGCGCGGATGCCAGCCCATGCGACGGTGACCGCCGACTTGATGGCGTTGAGCACCGTGGTCGTTGCCGTCTGAACGGCCGTCCATCCGGTGACGACGACGGTGCGCACGGCGGTCATCGCGGTCAGCACAAACGTGCGGATGGCATTCCACTGCGCGGTGACCTGCGCGACGATCGCCGCATGCACGGTCGTGATGAGCGACTGAATGCCCTGCCAGGCGAGCTGCGCCGCAGCCCGGATGCCCGTCCATAGCACCGTCAGGATGGCTCGCAGCGGGATCAGGAAGCGGTTGACGCTGGCAACGACGACGTTGATCGCGTCGACGACCACCTGCTTGAAGATTTGCCACGCTTGCGACCAGTCGCCGCGCAGCAGCGCCGCGATCAGGCGCAGCGCGTCGGCGAGCAGCTTGAGCGTGGTCGTGACCGGCGCGATGGCCGACGCGACGATCGGGCCGATCGTCCCCCAATTGTCTTTGATGATGCCGACGACCTCGACGACGACCGGGCCCAGCGCGGCCAGCACCTGCCCCAGCGCCTGCAGGGTCGGCTTGATCTGCGCGAACCCCTGCTGGATCGCGGCGTTGATCTGAGGCCAGTTGCGCGTCAGGTAGTTGATGGCGATCTGCAGGTACGGGACGAGCTTGCCGACCAGGTCGCCAGCGAAGTTGTTGAACGACTCGCGCAGAATCGATAGCTGCCCGGGCAACGTCTTGCCGATCGCCTCGGCGCTACCGCCGAACTCTTTGGTCAGCTCGCGCAAGATCAGTTTCTGAGCGCCCATCGTGTCGCCAGCGGCGACCATCGCCTTGACCTGGTTCTGCTGCGCCTCGGTGAAGCTGACGCCGACCCGGCGCAGCGCCGACATGCCCTTGACGGGGTCGTTGAGCGCCTTGCCCAACTGGATCGCCGACGTGGTCATGTCCTGACCCAGCGCCGTCGACATGTCGGCCATGATGCGAGTCGCCTGGGTAAAGACGTCGTTGCCCTTCCCGGCCTCGTTGCGGACGTTCGTGAACGTCAGCAGCAGGTTCTCACCCGACTGAATCGCCTCGTCGTCGATGCCCGTCTTTTTCATGATCGAGCCCGCGAGGTCGGTCACCTGCTTGGCGGTGACGCCAGCCGCCTGACCGGTCGACTTGAGGACGGCCTCAGTCTGCGCCGTGACCTTTTGCGACTCCTGCCATTCGCCGATGCCCGTCTTGAGCGTGTAGATGAGGGCGCCGACCCCGGCAGCCCCGGCTGCGATCGCGCCCGTCTTGGCGAGCGACTTGAGCTTGCCGCCGAACCCCGACGTTGCGGTCCCGGCCTCCTGCATGCCCTTGTTGAGGCCGGACGTGTCGGCCAGGAAGTCGACGACGATCTGCGGGTTACCGGCCACGCCGCCCCTGCGCCCGTCGGGCGTCGCGCTGCGCCTGCTTGGCCTGCTGCTCCGCGAAGCGCCAGAAAGCCGCGTATTCGGCGTGCGTCATCTCGTCAACCTGACGCGGGGTCATCCGCCAGTAGCGGCAGAACACGGCTAGCTCGTCGAGGGCTCGCCGCTCGAAGGGTCCACGGGTTCCCGGTCACCACCGGCAACCTCGACGAGGACGTCCTTGAAGTCGCCAACCTCGATTGCGTATCCCTGGCGACGCAGCTTGAGGAAAGCGAAAACGATCAGCCGGTCGTCGCTCGTCTCGTCAGCGACTATCTCGGTGAACGACCTGCCGAGGGCGTCCTTAATCTGTTCCAGCTCGCGCGGCGTGAACTTGGGCCGTGCGAAATCATCCTGGTACAGCGTCACCTGGCTGGGCAGCGCTGGCGCTGGCATCGGCCTCAAGGGCTCGGCCATGACATTCCCCCAATCTCCCGGCGTGCCGCCTGCTCGCCCGCTTCCTGCAGGCGTGGCCCGGCGTCCATCGCGGCCGGATAGAGGTAGTTGCCCTGCGTCGAGTGCGGGTGCCCTCGGCCACCGAATTCGACGAACTGGGCGTAAGGGACACCGGCGCCCATCGACACGCTGGCGCCGTCACGGTTGCGGTCGACCGACACGCTGGCGGCGAGTCGGCCGGTGCGGCGCGGCACGTCGCCGCGCACGTTCTGCGCCACGTTGTCGGCGACGTGCGCGAACTCTTCGGGCGCCCGCCGTCCGATGCGGCTCGACAGCGTCCGCATGCCCGCCTGCAGCTCAGGGATGCCACGCACCCGCACGTCGACCGGCCCGGCCATTAGGTGGGCGGCGCGACGAGCTTCGTGGGCGCACCCAGCAGCGACCATTCGATATCGACCTCGCTGGCGTCGCCAGCGTCGCCGTTGATCGGCGCGTAGGGCTGCGGGACGACGGTGCCCGTCCAGGCCGGGTTGTTCGGCCCGATCGGCTTGTCGCGGTAGGCGTAGACCAGGAACGTGCAGGGGTCGCCCGCGACGACGAGGGGTTCGAGCGTGTTCTCTGGCCCGTCGGCGTCGAACGACTGGTAGAGCGTGGCGATGAGCGACCACTTGACGACGCCGGGGTAGTCGGTCGAGCCGCAGAACGTGTCGAGCGTCGTCGTCGACACGTCGGGTGACAGCTCGACGTGGTTGGCGTAGCAGGCGAGTTCGGTGACGCCCGCAGGGACCGGGCCCGGCCCGATCTGCAGGCTCGCGTTGTCGAGGATGACGTGCGAGATAGTCGGCGCGACGGCCATTGCTTCCCCTTCCTAGACGGCCACCGGCACCCTGTAGCCCAGCCGGGCGCCGAGGTAGTGAACATTCGAGATGACCCACTCGCGCGGCGACTGCGTCGTCGCCAACGGCCATGAGTTCGGGTCGCTGCGCAGTCGGTCGATCGCGTAGGCGACGAGCGTTTCGACTTGGTCGATGCCAGCGCCCGCGTCGATGCGCGAGCCGACGCAGAGCACGACGAGGTTGGCGATCGTGACGCACGGGCCCATCGAGCGCGGCTGCTCTAGCCACGGGTCATCCCAGACGACGACGAGCGCCGGGGGCGTCACCGTGTCGGGGTAGTCGATGAGGACGTCCGGGTCGGTGGCCTGGGCGGGTGCGAGCGCCAGGGCGAGCGACGCCCGCACCTCGCCCAATGCCAGCGCCCCGTTGCTGCTCAAGCAATCCCCCACTGCCGCTTGAGCGGCGACAGGGCGTACGCGTGCCGGTTGAACCCGTCCCGGGGCGCCGTCAGCGTCCCAGTCTGGTCGCTACCGATCACGCCGAACGCCGCGTCCTGCGCCTTGAACCACTCGACGCCCCGGGCGATGTTGACGCGGTTGGCCAACGCCAGCTCATGCAGCATGAGCGGCGTGACGCGCATCCCGACGACGGTCAACGCCATCCCGTCGCTGAGCGCGATCGGGTCGGCGCTGCCGCTGCTGCGGCTGACCGGCACCTCGAACCAGGTGCCGTGATCGATGACGTCGCCGGTCAGTGTGAACTGCACCCAGCGTGAGGGGTCGTCGTACAGCCGGGCGTAGTCGCCGGTCGCGCCGAGGGCGATCGTTTCGGCGTGGTCGACGCCGTCCGCGTCGACGCCTGACACGTACAGCGACGACACGGCCTGCGGGTTCGACTTGTTCATGCGCAGGGACCCGGCGCCGGGGTCAGCAGCCCCGGTCGCCGTCGAGAACGTCCAGACGCTGGACGGGATGACTTCCTCGTCGAGCGGCCGGTCTATGTCGTGGTCGATTTCGAGCGTCGCCGCGTCAAGGCACGCCTGCAGCGTCGCCTGGTTCTCAGGCGTTGCCCTGACCCGCAACGCGGCGGCGAGTTCGTCGACGGTGGCGTAGCTCACCCGTGCGCCTCGATCGCGGCCCGCAGCTCGTCCTTCGTCATCCCGGCGTTCGCCGGGCTGATCCCCAGCGACTGCGCCCGCTCGATGAGCTGCTCTTTCGTCAGCGCATCGAGGTCACTGACGGGCTCAGCCCCCGCGTCGGCCCGCTCGATGACGCCCTTATAGGCGTAGAGCCCGGCCTCTTTGCGGTCACGGTAGGCCGTCATGGCTACGGCCCGACGAACGGCGTGATTTCGGCGAACGCGCCGGGGTCGGTGACGGCGCAGGCGAACGCCCCGATGATGCCGACCTCGACGCCGCCGATGGACGGCTCGACGGCCCGCAGCTCGACGGGCGAGCCCGGCGTCTCGGCGCAAAGCAGCGCTGAGAAATCGCCGACGATGACCGTGCCCGCCGGGATGCCGGACGAGGCGACGAACCTGAGCCCGGCGATCGACGGGAACGTGCCGCTCGACAGGTCGGCGCTGCCGGTCGCCAGGAAAATCGGCGACGTGGCGCTGACGAGCCCAAGCAGCTTGTACGCGTCGGCCGGGTTCGCCGCGATCGTGTTCGCATAGCGGCCCGTCTTGGAGTAGACCTCGCCCGCCGCAGCCGAGATGGCTGCCATCCAGGCGGCGAGGTCGCCCGCCGTCATCGCGGTCGGCGTCGAGTCGGCTGCGGCCAGCACCGCGCCCGCAGCGGCGTCCGTCTTTTGCGCGTAGTCGGCTGCCGCCAGGTCGAACCAAAGCTGCATGGCGTCCGGGTTCGACCACTGGATGACCTGCCAGGAGAAGTTGGCTGCAACGAGGTAGGTGTCGGCGACGACCTGCGCGAAGTCGACGACCATCGCGCCGACACCGGCCTCAGTCTTTTCAGCCGCCTGCTTGGCGACCGTCGGCCGCGTGGCGATGTGCGGGTACTGGATCTTCCCGGCGCTCAGCGCGACGTTGTTCGCCGCCTGGACGAGAGGACGCGAGCGGTTGATGACCTGCATGATCTGGTTGATGTACTGCACGCTCGTCAGCCCGGTGACGTTGGCGGTCAGCACCTGGCTGACGGCCCGCTCAAGCCGCTGCTGCGCCTGGCGGCGCAGGTGCGGGCTGACCGTCGCGCCGATGCGGTCGAAGCGCGTGATGACGACGTCGCGGGCGTAGTGCGCGAACGTGCGATACCCGGCGTCGTCGCCGCCGTCGCCGCCGTCACCCTCGCCGTCGCCGCCCTCGCCCTCGCCGCCCTCACCCTCAGGCGTCTCACGTCGGCGCCTCAGCGCCGCGCGGGCGTCGGCGGCAGCGCCGCGAGTCTCCTCGACTTCGAGCAGCTCGCCGATCATCGGTTCGAGCTGCGTCAGCCGCGTCCGCTCCGCGCCGATCAGCTCGCGTTCCGACTCAGTCGGGTCGCGCTCCTCGTCGTTGGCGCGGTCGAGGATTCGGTCGATGTTCTCCTGCCGCTGGGTGCGCTCGTCGACGAGACGCTGTAGCACTGCGTTAGGCATAGCGGTCTACCTCCGGTCGAATCGGATTCGACGGGGTGCCGCTGTACGGAACTGCTCTCCGGTATGCGCGGTGCAGCCAGACGCTGGGTGACGCTCTCCGGTCCGCCTATCGCGGGGTGCCGTTCTAGCCGGGCAGACTAACCGACCGTCGCCAGTCGCGGCAACTAGTCGCCAGCGGCGGCAACGACGACGCCGACGGCACGCAGCCGCTCAAGCTGCGCAGCGTCGACCGCCGGTAGGTCGAGGTCGGCCGCGAGTTCGGCCCGCGAGCGCATCGCGGTGACGAGCGCCCCGGTGTAGGCGGGTGCCCTGACGAGCGACACCTCATGCAGCTCGCAGTTCTGCCTGACGACGGTGCCGTCGTCGGTGCGATGCCAAACGCGGAAGCGGTCCGAGAACGCCACCGAGAACCCCGGCAGGATGCCGCTGCGGACAAGCTCAAGCGCCTGGTCGCCGAACGCCCCGGCGTGCAACACGAACTCGCCGAATAGGCCGCTCGCTTCTTCGTGCAGCGACCGGCAGACGCCGACCGAATGCGCGAGGTCGTCGCGGTGTTCGTACCGAAGTTCGAGCCGGTCGGCAGCCTTGAGCTGCTTGCGGAAGCAGCCGGGCTCGAACACTTCCCAGTAGCTGGCTGAGTCGGCCCGGTCGCGCACCCTGGCAGCCTCGCCGTACGGGACGCAGCAGCCCTCGACGATGCGGCCCTCACGCGTTTCGAGCGGCGCGGTGAAAGCGCGGGTCATGACGATTCGCTCAGCGGTCACGGCAGCAGCACCCCCTCTAGCCCGGACGGGACGCCGTGCGCCGCGCCCGACTCTTCGTACAGGTCATCGGCCTGGTCGCCTCTCGCTTCCGGCGGCAAGTCGAACACCCAGGCTCGCGCTTCGTCGGTCGTCATCACGCCCTTGTCGATCGCGCTGGCGGCGACAGCCATCTTGGCGCCGACGTCCGGCTGCAGCGCCCTGGACGGGTCGAACTCCACCCAGTTGCCGCGCGGCAGCCAGCGCGACAGGGCATCGGTGATCGCGTCGGCGACCGAGATGAGTTCGGTGCGCCACCACAAGTCAACGAGCATGCTGGGGTTCTGGTAGACCATGCCGCCCGCGACGGCGATGTTGAGCAGGATGGCCGGGACCCCGAACGCGGCAGCGATCTGGCGGGCGTCCCATTCGCGCGATTCGAGCAGCATGAGGTCCCTGGGGCTGACGCTCAGCGTCTGCATGAAATCGAGGTCGGGCGGGATGATCGCCGGGGCGCCCAGGCGCCTGCTGACCGCAGCCACCCACTGGCCCTGAATCTCCTGCGCCTGCTCAGCGGTCAGGCGCCGAGCCGACTTGAGCGCCACCCGGTTGACGCCGGTCGAGTTGTAGACGTCGGCGGCGTACTGGTCGGCTGCGTAGGCCGACGCGATGTTGGCCGCGTAGGCGGCGAGCGCACTCGTCCCGCGCAGCGCCCCCGTCGGGTTGCGGAAGATGTGCAGCACGTCGCGCGAGTCGAGCGGCGCACTGTTCGACTCATAGGTGCGAACGCCGCCCTGCTCGCGCACTTTCATCGTCGTCGCGTCGAGCACCGTCCAGGTCAGCGGGTAGCCGTTCTCATAGCGCGACGTCACCCAGAGGAACGCCTCGCCCCGGGCGTACATCGACCAGACGATGGCGAACACGGCGTCGCCGATCCCGTTGGGATACCAGGCGGGGTCCGGGTCGGTCACCCAACGGGGTCGGCTGCCCTGCGTGCCGCTCGCATGCTTGTAATTGAGCGGCATCGAGCGGAGCTGCTGCGAGTTGAGCTGCAGGCAGCGGTCGACGGT